GATTTATTCTTACTATAAAAAAGTGGGTTTCATCTATTTTCACCGTTCATTCATTTCTTTACTTAATATGTCACAAGTTCTACCCGCCTTTACTTGTATTGCTATCTTTGTTGCTTCAGAACCAGAAGAGAAAGATGGCGTAAAAACTGGCAAAATAATTTTAAATTTTGCTACTGAAGCTGTTAACAAGCACTTTCGTATTAACACTCCTCTTACTCCTATCCAAACTTATGCTATGGGTGGATGCCTTCAAACTAAGATGGCTGCCAAGGAGTATCTTCCTTTAAAGTCATCTTTTGTTGACGGTAATAAATTTAATCTTACCGTTTGTCCAGCCGCCTGGGGTTCTGACAAGGGCTCTGGCACTTGGTTTGAATGCATTGACCTTATTCCTATTTCTGCCTAATAATGATATGTGATGATATCCAGAAATATGCTTCCTTTTCTAGTTGTACTTTGGATGGAATTGATTTATTGATTGATGGTTTGAAAATCAATCATCAATTTCTTAACGATGCTATCGGAATTTATCAAAAATCTTCCGACTCATTATCTCTAAATCAGTTAATGGACTGCCCGGAAGCTGTTCAGTATGCCGCTATGGTACATCAGTTAATGTGGGGGTCTGTTGCCCCGCTTCTTCTGCTTGTTATCGGTAGCTATCTAGCTTTGAAAATAGCTAAAAAAATTATGGAGGTTTGATTTAAATTGTGTCAGCACTTTCTGCAAAGTTTCTTCTTCATCGCGTGGCTCGATATTGCTTCGTTCCTGTTGTTTGCTGTTCTGCTTTGGCATTTACCTCACCTGTTTCACTAGCTGGTGTAGAATCTGCCCGTGGCCATTTGGAAAAAATTTTTGGAACTCCAGAGACATTTTCTGAGAAATTTGAACGGACTGTAAAAGAGAGGTCTGACCAAATCATCGGTCTCCTTACTGCTGCTGCTGGATTTAGCTATGTTGTTAAGGTTTTTCTATGATTTTAGCTACTGTTACCTCTGAATCTGTGTCTACTATTCGAAGCCCAGTGTACGATACAGTTGTGGTTGATGATTGGGATATTGCTACATTCTTCCTCATTTTGAGTGCGCTTTTTTTCATTCCAACTTTCATTCGTATGATGATTATTCTTTTTCGGTTCATCAAGTCTCTATGATTTTATTAGCTACCGTCGACCCCGCTGAAACTGTGGCCACTATTGAAGGACCCATCAGGGATACAATCCAGTGGGCTACTGATTGGGGTATTGCTACGGGCTTCCTTATCTTGGGCGTGACTCTTTTTTATCAGGTGGTTATCATTATTGTTCGTCCTGATAAATGAAAAAAAATTGCTGGCTGCGATGGCATTATCCGCAGATGTTGTTTATTTTCCCTTTATTATGAAATCTGCTTTTTCTCGGTTTTCTCCTTTAATTATTGCTCCCGTTCTTGCCGGTAGCGTTTTCTTCCTTCCCTATACCCCGCGTGCATCCGCCGCTGTTCCGACCGATGTCACTACTGCTATTAACGATACCATTGACGTTGTAAAAGCCCTAGGTCCTATCGCGCTCGCCGCTATTAGTGTTTCTCTCATACCTTTCGGTGCTGGTATGGCTCTCAAATTTGTTAAGGGTATTATGGCTCATTAATCTTTCCTTTTCTTTTACTTAGTGGTATTTGCATTTGGGAGGTTTGACTCACCTCCCAATTTTTTAAAATAATTAAAAACATTCATCAAATATTAAGTATGTATGATAATTACAGTATATGGTAAGCCTGGTAGCAGTAAGTCTCATTTTTCTATTTATTATTCTTTGTATCTCGCCAATAAACTCAAGAAAAAGAATCTTGTTGCTAATTTTCCCGTTCACCCTGACTTCCTTTTAGAATATTGTCGATACATGGGTTACGATTGGCTCTCTAAAAATTTAGTCTGCCGGTATATTGATTTTGAACGTGGTGGTATAAATTATCTTTTGTCTTTTCCTAATTCCGTTATTATTTACGATGAGTCTGCGCTTTATACCACTGCCCGCGGTAGCGCTTCCTCCAATACTAAAAATTCTCAATTTCTCAAATATCTTACTCAAGTCAGGCATATGAAAAGTATTTTGCTTTGCATATCTCAAAATCCTGAACAGATTGACTCCGCTATTAAAAATCTTGCCGAAGAAATTATTTATTGTTCTGGCCTTTCTCGCCATGATTCTCAGTTGGAGTGTAAAAAAATGGTCTGGCGTTATGTTCATTTTTTCACCCCTGAAAATTTTCACATCTGGTATTCTAATCCCAAACTTAGAAAGAATCCTGTAAAATCAAAAATGCTTTCTACTAAGATTTTTTCAGGATTTATGAGAATTTGCGATACTGCTATATTTAATATATATAGTTCTTTTGACTTAATCCATGATATTAAACATATTGACTTGCCTGGTTCGTCCGTAAAATATTCTCAATATCATCACGATGATGGATATATCTCTTATTATTTCAGGTTGCCTTTTGTTTCTGGAGCTTTTTCTAAGCCTCCGCATTTTAAAAAGTGGGTTTATCAGAATATTCATTCTAATTTGCATCAAAAAATATTAATTTTTGATAAGTACCTTATAATTTATAAAATTTTGTATTTTTTAAATAATAATAAAGTTTGTTTGATTCCCTTGTTCTTTGTCGTTTTTATGGTTCTTTTTACCATTTTAAATCTTTTCTTTCGGTTTCCTGTCATTTTTGTTTCTGTTTTTGTTGTTTTATTCTTTTTTAATAATAATAAATCTCCTAAGAAAGAAGATAAAATTATTCACGCTCTTCACGACTACAGACAAAATAAACATTCTTATAGAAATAAACAAAAAGAAAACGTTCGATTACAAATAGAATATGACAAGCAAAAATTAAAAGAAATTCATTTTTTGAGGAATTATTACCTTATTTGTCTTGCCTTTTGTGTTGAATTTTCCAAGCAGTATCAATCAGAAAAGGAGATCTATGAACTACTTGATAGCTTTTAAGTTTTGGATTCAATTGAATAAATTTTATATAAGGAAATATCAATATTTGTTTATTGGTATTTATGCCTGTTTTCATTTTCTCCTCTCACCAGTGCCTGTCCTTGCCTCTATTCCTGACTGTAATAATATTTTCCCCTCTGGTAATTCTCCCTCTACTTGGCGGGAGCGTTTTCCTTTTGATTTAGTCTACCCTGTTGGCTCTAAATACAACAATCCTAACACCTGTCCTAAGGTGAATTTTTGGGGTAAGGATAGAGAAATTTGTTCTGTTGGGACTATCACAAAAATTGTAAAAAATGCAGTTCTCTTTAAGGTCGTTCTTAATAGTTTGTTTACATTATGATTAGGATTTTCCTTTTTACTTTAATCTTCTTTCTTTCTTTTACTGATTTAGCCTCAGCTTGGTCTATTAGGATAAAGGGTGTTTGTTATGGTCCTCAATATAATGCCGTGTTTATTTCTGATGGTACAGTCTGGGTTGGATTGAATGGTAAAACTGTTTATTCGGGTAAAAATGACAGTACAACTAAAGAATTTAAAAATAGTGATAATTGCGACTCTGATTTTGATGGTGATGGAATTCCTGACAGTTCAGACCCTGACATAGACGGTGATGGTGACCCTAACGACACTGACCCCGATGACTATGATCCTAACAAAAAATCGGATAAAGACGATAAAGACGATGATGATGATGACGATGATGATGACGATGATGATGATGATGATGATGATGACAATGATGACAAGGATAAAGATAAAGACAAGGATAAGCCTAAACCTAAGCCTCCCACAGATGAACAAGTACAGTGTATCCTCCTCCACCCTGATTCCGGGTATTCCGCTTATGATATAGACGGTAACGGCGTTATTCAGTACCTAGAGTATGAGGCTCTTTCTCAATATCTTTTGCAGGATAAAAATAAAGGCG